ATAATTTTTTATCTGGTGTGTATTATCTGTATAGTTCTGATGAAACTGCACCGATACAGTTCTTTGATCCAAGAGCTCAAGCTTCTGTATTACAACCAAGAAAAAAATCTAACCGATATAATTCAAGTATGGTACAATTTAATTCTGTTGAAGGAACAGGATATATTTTTCCATCTTGGTTAATGCATTGGGTGCCGACAAATGTTCATGAAAGAATTAGTATATCTTGGAACATTATAGTTAGAGGCCCTTACGGACAATCTAATAGTTTGCAAAATGCGAATATCTAAAAAAAATGAAGTGTACCTAGTTCTAGAAGATTTAGAACCTTCAACACAAGAAGAACTATCAACCTTCTTTACCTTTGAAGTGCCAGGCGCTAAGTTTATGCCTATGTATCGTAATCGTATGTGGGATGGTAAAATTCGTTTGTTTAGTCCAGCAAGTGGTGAAATATATGTTGGACTTCTACCTTACATAAAAGAATTTTGTTCAAGAAACCAAATTAAATATATAATAGAAGAAGGAGTAGAGAATGAACGCATTGTTGAAAAACAAGTCGTCAAAGGATTTATCAAATCCCTCAAACCAAAATCAAAGGGAAAATCTCTTAAAGTTCGTGATTACCAAATTGATGCAGTACAACATTGCCTTTCAACATCTCGTTCTCTTCTTGTTTCTCCTACTGCTTCTGGCAAGTCGCTTATAATATATTCGTTAATTCGTTATTACCATATGATGGGTTTGAAAACTCTAATACTTGTTCCTACAACTTCTTTAGTAGAACAAATGTATTCTGATTTTGAAGATTATGGTTGGAGCTCTGGTACATACTGTCAAAAGATATATCAGGGACATGATCGTAAAGTTACAAAAGATGTTGTAATATCTACTTGGCAATCTCTTTATAAGATGCCAAAAAAATATTTTGAAAATTTTGGTTGCGTGATTGGAGATGAAGCTCATTTGTTTAAGGCAAAATCTCTTACAGGTATAATGACTAAGTTACACCTATGTAAGTACAGACATGGCCTTACAGGAACGCTAGACGGTACACAGACACATAGACTTGTATTAGAAGGATTATTCGGGCCCGTAGAAAATGTAGTTAGTACAAAAGAGTTAATTGATAATAAAACTCTTGCAAACTTAAAAATAAAATGTATAGTTTTGAATCATCCAGAATCAACAGGTAAGCTTATAAAGGAATTTACATATGCTGAAGAATTGGAATATGTTGTCACTAACCATAAAAGAAATAATTTCCTTGTTAATTTATTACACCATGTTTCTGGCAATACTCTTTGTTTGTTTCAGTTAGTAGAGAAACATGGAACACCATTATATAATCAAGTTAAAGAACAAATAAAAGACCGTGAAATATTTTTTGTTTATGGCGGTACGAATACCGATACAAGAGAAGATATTAGGGCTATTGTAGAGAATGAAAAGAGTTCAATTATCGTTGCAAGTTATGGTACGTTTTCTACTGGCATTAATATTCGTAACATTAATAACATCGTGTTTGCGTCACCATCAAAGTCCAGAATTAGAGTATTGCAGTCAATCGGTAGAGGTTTGCGGGCAAGTGAGAGTAAGGATTCTATTTTAGTATTTGATATATCTGATGATATGTCTTATAAAGGAAGAAGGAATTTCACACTTTCACACTTTACAGAACGAATAAATATATACAATGAACAACAGTTTACGTATGAAATTAGCAAGGTAAATCTAAAATGAATGAACCCACATATAAAGTTTTAAAACTTACGAATGGGGAAAATATTATCTGTTTAGCTAGTAATGAACTTATTGATGGTAAATATGAAATAGAGCTCCCCTTAAAAATGGAAGTTATTTCTCGGCCAACAAAAAATGGTTCTGTTGAGTCTTTAAATTTAAGTAGATGGATTGGGCCTTATACAGAAGAAACAATTTTCTCAATTAAAGAGTCACACATTTCTTTTAATTGCTGCAGCATCCGAAGGATTAATTCGGTATTATGACCATGCTGTAAAAGAAATGGAACAATGGAATCAGCCAGAAGATAAAAAACTTTTAGAANATATTAACGAAGATGATGTATACGATCAATTATNAANAGAATTAGTGGTAGATAATAAATCTATTCATTAATTGGGATACATACCCATTATACACATTATTTTTAAAATGTCAAGTTACTTTATTGTGCTTCATAGTTCCTTGACATTTTATTAGTTTTGTTGTATTATCTATAAATGAATTGATTGTGTAAGGAGTTTCTATGCCAAAAGCAAAAAAACAAAAAGGCGTCCATTACGTAGACAATAAAGAATTTCTTAGAGCTATGATTGAGTTTAAAGAAATATGTAATGATGCTAGAGAAAAAGAAATTGAACGTCCACCAGTATCTAATTATATCGGTGAATGTTTTTTAAAAATAGCAACTCACTTATCTTACAAACCAAACTTTATTAATTACACTTACAGAGAAGATATGATTTCTGATGGTATTGAAAACTGCTTCCAATACGTGGAAAATTTTAATCCAGAGAAATCAAATAATCCTTTTGCATATTTTACTCAAATTATTTACTATGCATTTCTACGTCGAATTGCAAAAGAAAAGAAACAAACTCACGTAAAGAATAAGATGATAGAAAATGTTTCTTATGAATCTTGGGAAAAAATGTCTGGTGATGATTCTTCATATTCTGTTGTAGGTTTTGATCCAACTATAATGCTTCCTGATGAGGATGTATATAAACCTAAAAAGAAACCAGTAAACAAAACTAAAGGCCTTGAAACCTTTATGGAGAAAAAAGATTGAAGATTGCGATTATAACCGATACACATTTCGGTGCAAGGAATGATAATCTAAACTTCAACGATTACTTCTATAAATTTTACGAGAATATATTTTTTCCTCTTTTAAAAGAAAGAGGAATTACAACATGTATTCATATGGGAGATGTTGTTGACAGACGTAAGTACATAAGCTATCGTATTGCAAATGATTTACGTAAAAGATTTATTGATAAGTTTAAAGAGTTAAATATTGATTTACACATTCTTATAGGTAATCATGATACTTATTATAAGAATACCAATGAAGTAAATTCTATGGAAGAACTTGTTGGTTCTGATAGATTTAAAATATATGCTGAACCTGAGATTGTAGAATTTGATGGCACATCTATTTTGTTTATGCCATGGATTAATGCAAATAACTATAGTAAGTCTATAGAGTTTTTAGAAACTGCAAATACAGATATTCTTATGGGACATCTTGAGATAAGTGGTTTTGAAATGCATCGTGGCCAATTTTCAGAAAATGGATATGATAAAAAATACTTTCGTAGATTTGATACAGTATTCAGTGGGCATTTTCATCACAAGTCAGATGACGGACAAATCTATTATCTAGGAACACCATATGAAATTTACTGGAATGATTTTAATGATCCTAAAGGATTTCATATNTTTGATACAGCATCACGCGAACTTGAGCGTATTGTAAATCCATATACACTTTTTAGAAAAATATATTATGATGATGCACAAGACAAATATAATGACCATGACTTTACACAATACAAAGATCAGTATGTAAAACTTATTGTTGTTAATAAAAAAGATTTATATGAGTTTGATAAATTTGTAGATAAACTTCTTATGGCTGATGCATACGAAGTTAAGATTGTTGAGGATTTTTCTGAACTTGATGCAAGTAATGTATCAGATGATATTATTGAAAATACAGAAGATACAATGACTTTACTTGAACGATATGTAGATGAATTGGATTTAACACTCGATAAGAAAAGACTGAAAAATACTATGAAGTCTTTATATAATGAAGCACAGGACTTGGAAATTTGATTAATTTTAATTATGTTCGTTGGAAAAACTTTTTATCAACTGGTAATAACTTTACTGAAATACAATTAAATAGAAATCCAACTACTCTTATTATTGGAGAGAATGGTTCTGGTAAATCTACTATTCTTGATGCACTATGCTTTGGTTTGTTTGGAAAACCATTTCGTAATATTAATAAAGCACAATTAGTAAATTCTGTCAATAATAGTTCTGCCATTGTTGAGGTTGAATTTTCTATTGGCCCTAAAAATATTAAAGTTATTCGTGGTATCAAACCAAATGTATTTGAGATTTACATTAATGGTAAGATGCATAATCAACATGCAAATGTAAGAGACTATCAGAAATATCTGGAACAACAAATTCTTAAATTAAACTTTCGTAGTTTTACTCAAGTTGTTATTTTAGGCAGTTCCACATTTATTCCCTTCATGCAACTAAAATCCAATCACCGTAGAGAAGTCGTTGAGGAAATTCTTGACATTCAAATTTTTTCTTTAATGAATATGATTCTAAAACAAAAATTAAAAACTATTACTGAGGATTTGAAAAATATAGATTATCAATTAGATTTAACTACAGAAAAAATTAGTCTGCAAAAGAAATATATTGATGATGTAAAGAAAAATAAGAATAAACTTATTGAAGAAAAAACAAATCTTATGTCAGGTAATGAGGAAGAGATTTTTAAAAGAACAGCTGAGATTGCATCAGTTCAAAAAGAAAATGATTCCTTATTGGACAAAATTTCAGATAGTGATGATGTAAAGAAAAAGTATACCAAACTAAAAGATATAAAATCTACTTTGATTGAGAAACATAAATCTCATTCCAGCGTTGTTGATTTCTTTGAAAATAATGCTGATTGTCCTACATGCGAACAACACATTGATGAAGTCTTTAAAAAGGAAATGATATTTAATAAACAAAAAGAAGTCAATAAGTTT